TATACATTGTGGCCGGTGCCCGATGATGCGCAAACTTATACGCTTGTTTTCTGGCGTATCAGGCGCATACAGGATGCGGGGACAGCCGGAACCAATACCTATGACGCTCCGGATCGCTGGCTTCCGGCTCTTACCGCAGGTCTGGCCTATTATGTTTCCATGAAAAGGCCTGAAACTGCGCAGCGAACCCAGCTATTAAAGGCGGTATATGACGAACAGTTTGGCTGGGCTGCTGATGAGGACCGGATAAAGGCGTCCATACAGCTTGTTCCTGGCGGGTATGGGTGGTTGTGATATGAGCAATAGAGTGGTTGGGAAATACGCCCTTGGGATTTGTGACCGAAGCGGACTTACCTACAAGCTGAAGGACCTCTATCCACAGTTTGTGGATGGTAAGGATTCCGGATTAAGAGTTTCTCGGTCAATGCTTGATGAAGAGCAGCCCCAGAATTTTCTTGGTGAGTTTCCTATCAATGATCCGCAGAGCCTTCCGTTCACCCGAACCGATACGAATGTTAGGGAGCAGAGAAGGATTGCATGGAACTGGGCACCGGTTGGTGACAACAATGGCCTCTCGGCTCTGTACGGGTTTTCCACGCAGACCAGTATGCAGGCAACTGGTGAAGTTGGCACTGTTACGGTTTTGGTAAGTTAGCGGGGATTGCCATGAATTATACTTCGCTTGTGCAGGCTATCAAGGATTATACGGAAAACAACGAGACGACCTTTGACAATCAGATAGATGAGTTCATCAATCAGGCGGAGCTTCGCATTCTGTTTGATGTTGATCTTCCCTATTTCCGGAAAAATTCCACCGGTACGACGACAGCATCGAACTCTTATCTGGGCAAGCCATCTGATTTTTTAGCATCTCATTCTCTGGCTGTTATTAGCAGCGGGAATGTCTATTCGTATTTGTTGCCGAAGGATGTTTCTTTCATGCGGGAGGCCAATCCGGATACGGACACGGAGGGCCAGCCGGAACATTACGCACATTTTGATGACGCTACGTTCATTCTTTCTCCCGTGCCTGATACAACATACACCATGGAGCTTCACTACAAGTACAGGCCGCTTGGAATTTCTTCAACTAATTCAAACACTTGGCTAGGAGATAACATACCGCAAGCGTTGCTGTACGGTTGTTTGGTGGAGGCTTACACATTTATGAAAGGTGAGCAGGACGTTATGCAGATGTATCTAGGCCGCTATCAGGAAGCCCTTACACAGGCGAAGGTGCTTGGGGAATATAGCGATAGGCGGGATGGCTATAGAAATGGCAATCCTGTTTACAGGCCATCTTGATGTTTACGGCAGAGGGGGGCATTGGTTCTGCGACTGTTGTTACCAGTGTAAATGGAGGCTTGTCGGCAGAGCAAATAACGACACTTTGTTGTAATAAAATTGTGCAAGTTAGCGAGAGTGCGGCACCGGAGATAAAGGAGCAGGCTGTGGTTTTCCGCGCACGATTGGAAAATTTAGTTCATGCGTATGTCTTAAAGGCAATGCAAGAAGAGAGGGAAACCTGTGTTCAACTGGCCGTTAGGGGCGGTTATTCGGAACTGGCAGAACTACTTAGGAGTTATTAAAGATGGCAATTACCCAAGCAATGGCGACCACCTTCAAGAAAGAACTTTTGTTGGGAGCGCATGACTTTGATCTATCTTCGGGAGATGCGATGAAGATAGCGATGTACACAAGCTCGGCAACTCTGAGCGCAACAACCACGGCGTATGCTTCTACAAATGAAATTACCAATACGGCGGGAACTGCATATACTGCGGGGGGTTTGGCCCTGACAAAGGTGGACCCGACCACAAGCGGCACCACTGCTTATGTGGATTTTGCAGATGCGACATGGGCGACTGCTTCGTTTACAGCGCGGGGCGCTTTGATTTACAACACTGCGCCGAATACGACTTCGATCTCTTTGACTAATCCGGCAATCATCGTTCTGGATTTTGGCGGTGACAAGACCGTTTCTGCTGGCACTTTCACGGTTCAATTTCCGACCGCAAGTGCAACGGACGCGATCATTCGGATTGCATAAGGTAGTTTAGAATGTCCTCTATCAGCGGTTGGGGTCGCGTAGGATATGGTGATGGGCCATGGGGTTTGGCTGGACCCGTATCCGTTACTGGGATCGCCGCCACTGGAGGTGTTGGTTCTGTTACCGCTGCGTCGATTTATTCTGTAACTGGCCTTGCGGCAACCGGCGGTGTTGGCAGTGTAGTTATAGGGATTGGTGTTGATGTTACAGGAATTGCAGGAACCACGGGGGTGGGTACTGTAGTTATAGGTGAAGGCGCTCCCGTTACAGGCATTGCTGCTACGGGAGGTGTTGGTTCGGTTGAGATTGCGTTTGGACAGGAAGTTACTGGAATTGCAGCAACAACGGCTGTCGGAGACATTGACTGGTTCCTTGTTAATGATGGTCAGGTTCCAAACTGGGTGGAAATTGACGTAGCTGCGTGAGCATAAAAAGAGGGCAATATGGCAAGTACATATACATCAAATCAGGGTATTGAAAAAATGGATACCGGAGATCAGTCCGGTACATGGGGCGGCACCGTCAATACCAATATGGATATCATTGACCGTGCCATCAGCGGCGTCGGTGCTTTGACATTAACCGGATCAACCACAACCCTTACGACCACGGACGGGACGCTGACTGATGGTATGTATCGTGTGCTGGTGCTTGGAGATGACGGCGATCTTGGTAGTGATAACACGATCACGATTTCGCCAAACGATCAGGACAAGGCGTATCTGGTATATAACAATTTATCAGCCAATCGTAATGCGATCTTTACGCAAGGGACTGGCGCAAACGCCACTGTCGAAAATGGCGAAACGGCCTGGATATATGCGGATGGAGGCGGCTCCGGAGCTATTGTTCGCACGGCTGTATCCTCTACAAAACTATTGGACCAGGATGCCGATACCGGAATACGGGTAGAAGAAGGCGGCGACGACGACGATACCATCCGGTTCGATATCGCTGGCGCTGAAGACTTCACCATGACGGCCAACACATTCAATGTATTGTCCGGCTCAACCCTTGATGTTAACAGCGGTGCGACCATTACGAACAATGGCACGGCCACTGGTTTTGGTGTGTCTGAGGCGGCGGTGTCAGGTGTCCTCGTTGCTGATGCGGAAATAATTGACTTGGTAATTTTTGGTCCTGCGTTGGACCCCGTAGACTGGTCGGGTCGTACCCCAGCCGCAACAGCAAGTCTTATGGCAGCAAGTTTGCATGACGCTGGGTCTGATAGCACCGTAAAAATCTGGGACTTAACCTCTACAACTTTGACCAGCCAAACGCCTTTGGCTACCCTAACGATCTCTGGTGCAGCCGATCCATATTGCATTGGCGCTTGGATGGGCTGGATTGGCGTCGGCCACGAGGACGGTTTTACAATCTTCAGCCCACATAACGCCATCAATGGTTCTGGTGCGACTGGGGGTTGGCTTGAGCATACTACGGGGCATCCTCATTCAAGAACAGTGGCTCAGGCGGGTGCCGAAGTTAGAGGCTCAATTTGTTTTGGCGCATCCGACCAACCACTACTGGACTCACGAACTGGCGGGCCAATGCCGTGCATCGGTTATACATACGCGTATGGATCGTGGAAAGCCGGTTTTATCAATGATAGAGGACAGAGGTTTAACGACACAACTGCTTCTACAACCTCCGATACGTCTTCGGCAATCATAAATGGAAGATTTTATTATGCCGATAACACGGGTTCTAGCGCAAGGGTCATAGCAACGCCCCCAATTAGCCAAATTACGGCAAACAACTGGACGGAATACAAGACTTTCAACGCCAATTCCACATACGGCTATTACCTGGGGAGCGACAACAGCTTTGATGCGACGCCGCAGCTACAGGTAGCGGGAGATGCAGGCGGGTTATCTTTTGGAACCTTTCCGGCCTCGCCGGATGATAATAACGATCATGGAACCGACGTGGCAAGCTGTTGGATTACGAGAGACTACAATACGGGTTATAACTACGGTGATTGCCGTGGCACATGGCTATGCAACTCTGACACTGCTGACAGAAATGTGCAGAACCATACGCTAACGAAGACGGGAACGGTGAATAGTGCTGCGGTGAATGGATCGTCTGAACTATTAGCCTACAGCAACTGGGCCACTGGTAATCATCTGGACGTTGCCAGCAACGAAGACTGGGACGAGATTGGGACTGGCGATGTTTATTTGTCAATCTGGTTTAAGTCGGCCAACGTCACCGCAACTGCTGAGACATATTTTGGATTTGCCAATTCAGACGACTCAATTCGCTGCACCATTCAGGTCTACGC